GGTCAGATCTGGGAAGCTGCTGATGAAGAAGATCTAATCGAAGAGATCACATGTGCAACTGGTTGGTGTATTCGATCCATTGATTATCGTCACATTCTGAAATGATTGCCCTTCCGAATCCCACTGCTAAAATGACACTGACTCAAGACCAGATTTCGAAACTGATTCAACTCTATGCTGAGCAAGTTGTTGATGGCATGGATGTGCGCGATTTGTGTGCCTTTGCGATTGACACCATTTGTGATAACATGTATGGCATGAGTGAGGATGAAGTTAAAACAGAGATTGCAGAGCTTTATGATCATGAAATGCTCGCTGACCTGCTGGAGAGTGTGACAGCCGAATAGGTGGCACAATCCCCCCTTGTGCTGCCCCCGGATTCTTGGTATCTTGGCCACATGAGGGGGAGGGAACGACCCACCCCCCACACTCCAAACCCTTTCTCTACACTATCATGCGGAAGATCGAACAGCAGATGAACAAAGCCATCACCGCTGGTGTTGACTTCAAGTGTGCTAATACTGAGGTCATTTCTTATACCAACTCCAGCGATGTGTATCTCCATGGCAATCTGATTGCTCGCATCGGTGAGACTTGGATTGAACTGTTCGATGGCGGTTGGCAAACTGTTACCACCAAAAGCCGTCTCAATGCTATTCTCGCTGAGCACGGCAATGGTGATAAAGTTTTCCAAAAGAAAGGCGAATGGTTTGTTACTTTCTCCGATTATCGTGACAACAAAGTAACTGTGCCTTTCTTCTCTGGTATGCGCCTTAACTGAATCTTTCCTTCAATTCCTTACACTTTCTCATCATGACTCAAGTCGAAATCAACAACGCTATCTCCCAAGCTTTCCTGAATCTTTCTACTGTCAATGAGGACCTTTATGATTATTATGTGAACCGTCTTTACACTGTAGATGGTGACTTTGTGCAAGGTGAGTGGAATGAACAAACTCTGAATGAAATGGAGAAAGATGTGATGCACAACTCCTGATGAAAAAGAATCAGTATCTGCCTCTACTTTTCCTCCTGTTCTTTATACTCTCCCCAGCATTAAGGTATAACACAGGAGAGTTGTTTCATCTCATTGGTAACACAATCCAATCGACTGCAGACTAATGCTTACCCGTTACGAAGTTCGCTACCAAACTCCCTACAATCAGTGTGAGTGGAGATCACAATTCTTTCGCACTCTCGATGAAGCGGAGCGCATGGTAGCTTTCTACCTTTCCTGTGGTTCTAAATCCTACCTCGTTTGATTGTATCATGAGCAGCAAAACATTCAAGAAAGAACTCACAAACATGATGGAATCGAATGGTTTTGAGTTACAGCGCCATGGCACACATCTGGTCTGGAAACATGTCTCAGGTGTGCAAATCTTCACCAGTGCTACACCCTCTTGTCGTCATGCATTGAATCAAATTAAACGACAAATACGCCAAAAAGGTGTTAAAATCAATTAAAAATGGCTTTTTTTATTATAGTGAGTGTTTTATTTCATTCTCAATAAGTGTTATTATTGAGAATCAATTAGGGGTATTATTGAGAATGAAAGACCCTTAGAAATGTCAGTTTTTATAGCGATCTTAGCCCGCAGTCTACCACAACCGCGCAGAAATGTCAAGACCCCGAGTATCACCATAACCGCACAGAACTCCCAATTCTTATAAGACCCGCTGATAAATACTCTCACGGTCTTGACAGTTTCCTCCCTGCATCTTATACTGGCCACAGTTAAGTCCTCTGCCCCCAAAACCATGTCAGTTTCTTATCTTCAAGCCCAGAAAAAGAATGTGCGTGTAACACTGGATCTTTCCGTGTATAGTGATTTTGATGCCCGACAGATTGATTGGCGTAAGTTATTCCAACTCGATGGCGATGAGACCGTGGAGGCTTATGTGGAAGACATGGAAGTAGACTGGTAAGAGTATAATCGTAGAGGGAATGAGATGCGCCCTTATAGACACTCACCAAACACACAGTTTCTAACACTTTATCATGACTCGTTCGATTGCACTTTCGCTGCTTGCACAAGGTAACAACGGCAATGAGATTCTGAGCATTCTCGAATCCATCGCTGCCGACAATGTGGAGATTGACATTATCGAATTCTGATAGTATAATGAGGGTGCTGCGGTTATACGTGGCACCCCACTTATTCGTATTGACAGTTATTCGTGATGGCAGTATTTGTCGCGTCGCGGTTATAACGGCGGGCGGCGTGGCGGTTATAAAAAGCTATAAGTCCCTAACCTACAGAGGTGACAATTCGACCGATAAATATCATTCAAATAAAAAAATTCCCGGAGAAAAAAATGGGCGTCAAATGGATTCACAAAGATGGTTATTCAAGACCTGATAAGCGCACACTTCCTAAAAAGGGTGGTAAGAAAAAATAAATAGTAGTGTTGAACAGAAAAATTTCCCCATGGAAAAAATCTACCACATCTATGCTCGTGGGCACTGCATTTATCATTCATTAAAAGAAGAAGAATTCAAAGTAACTTGGACGGCACTAAGTCGTCTTGCAGATTTGGTTGCGATGAAGAATGATATATCATACGAAGAATTGACTATTGATAAGACAATTAGCGCAAATGCTTCTTATTGACAGTATCATATATACATGGTAAAATTGAACTGAAAGTTATTTTCTCTTATGGCAAAAGGATTTACTGTTAAGGCTCCTGCTCCAAAGACAAGTGCAGAAGAGTGGGATTATGATAAAATTAAAGAAAGAATGCGAGGCAAGTCTATTGTATTCTGTCTTCCAGGTCGAGGTTGTTCATATCAGTTTTTAAAATCATTTGTACAACTATGTTTTGACATGGTACAAAATGGGATGAGTATTCAAATTTCTCAAGATTACTCATCAATGGTAAATTTTGCACGTTGCAAGTGTCTTGGTGCAAATGTTCTTCGTGGTCCTAAGCAAATTCCTTGGGACGGAAAACTTAATTATGATTATCAACTTTGGATTGATAATGATATTGTATTTGACTCAAATAAATTCTGGCAAATCTGTGATCTTGCTCTGAGTGAAGACAAAGATGGTAATCTTGTCGAAAGAGGCATTACTGCTGGTTGGTATTGTACAGAAGATGGACACACAACCTCAGTAGCTCATTGGTTGGAGGAAGATGATTTCCGTCGTAATGGTGGTGTAATGAATCATGAGACCTTAGATACCATGAGCAAGCGTAAGAAACCCTTCACGGTTGATTACACTGGGTTTGGTTGGGTAATGATTCAGAAGGGTGTATTTGAGTCTCTTGAGTATCCCTGGTTTGCTCCTAAGATGCAGGTCTTTGAATCTGGCGCGGTTCAGGATATGTGTGGAGAAGACGTATCGTTCTGTCTCGATGCAAAAGAAAAAGGCTTTGAGATCTGGTGCGATCCACGTATTCGTGTTGGTCACGAGAAAACTCGTGTAATCTGATGTCTTTGAATATCGTTTATCGGGGAAGAGTTTTATATCAGAATCTTACACATGAAGAATGTGCTGAGATTCTCCAGGATCTCTCTGAAAGATATTACGAAGATCAAGAGTTTGATGTTAATGAATTAGAATTAAGGGAGAATACTTATGGCTAAACCAAAAGGTTCAATGAATAAGGTCACTCATGTGCCCGGACCGCCGAAAAAAACTCGGCAAGGTCGAAGTCCAATGACACTGACCTCTGCTACTTCTCGCAATGGGAAGCAAAAGAAATACAGAGGACAAGGTAGGTGATTCAATTAAATCCCACAATCCCGGTCATTACCCCTAAAGGTAATGGTTGGGCATTTTTTTTAATTGATCGATCACAAGAACATGACCTTGAATGGGTCGTGTTCCTAGATAATGGTGGGTATTGTTGGACTTTTAAGAACTCAGATATTCGTATTCAAAAAAATTATACATTACATCGAGACAAAATTACAGATTTCGGGATAGCAACCCCGTAAAAAGTTCTGATTTACTAAAATCAGGAGCTAAAATCGATGGCAAAATCACCAGTTGACAAAGGAAATGAGTTTATTGAGTCGGGAATGACACTCATTACTGATGTTTCTTCAGAAAAATACCTTAAGAAAACAAAAAAAACTCAAAAATACGACATTCCAAACGATCGTTACTCAAGACCATGTGGTGGTGCAGGTGGATTTGATGATTTTGTCGAAAGATGGCACGAATAAGTTTCAAAATCGCATCTAAATAAGTTAGATTTATTGCATTTTCATGCCTGTAGAAAGGGTAAGTAAGGGTTTTAAAGACATAAGTGCCTCATTTTTAGTGAGTGCATTAAATTATGACCTCATTTCCCTGAAAAATGAGAATGCAATCGCTCGTTCTCTTCGAAATTTGGTCCTTACATTACCTGGAGAACGATTTTTTAATGAAAATTTGGGTTCAAATATCTCAAAATCTGTTTTTGAGAATATGGACAATATCTCTGCATCAATGATTCAAAGTGAAATTGAAAATACCATCAATAATTATGAGCCAAGAGTTAATTTGTTGAGTGTAATCGTGAGTCCAAACTTTGATAATAATGAATTTGATGTTACTATTACCTATGAAATCATTGGAATTGATGTTTTACCTCAACAATTGACATTTGCCTTACAACAGACACGATAAATGGCACTAATAAACTTTAGCAATCTCGATTTCGATCAAATTAAGAGTTCTCTCAAAGAATATTTGAGGGCAAACTCTAATTTTACTGACTATGATTTCGAAGGTTCTAATTTATCAACGATAATTGACGTTTTAGCGTATAATACTTACATAACTTCGTACAATGCTAACATGGTTAGCAACGAAGTTTTCATTGATTCTGCAACTTTAAGAGAAAATGTTGTTTCTCTTGCAAGATCTATCGGATATGTTCCAAAATCTAGAAGATCTTCTGCTGCAAAAATTTCATTTTATGTCGATACATCTTCATCATTGATTCCTCCTCTTACATTAACTCTTCAAAAAGGTCTTGTTTGTACAAGTTCTCAATCATATGATGGAATCAGTTATACTTTTAATATTCTTGATCCGATTACGGTCCCAGTCATCGACAATATTGCATCATTTGATGCAATTCCGATTTATGAAGGTACATATATTACACAAACATTTACAGTAGATGCAAATGATTTAAATCAAAGATTTATCCTAACAAATGCAAATATTGATACAAAATCAATTCGTGTTACTATTAGAAATACTCAAAATAGCACGGTTACAAGAAAATTTATACTTTCTGATAATTTAATTGATATTGGACCAAATTCAAAAGTTTTCTTCATTCAAGAAATTGAAGATCAAAGGTATGAATTAATTTTCGGAGACGGTGTTTTTGGAGTTAAACTTGATAATTTAAATTATATTGAAGTCTCTTATGTGACAACAAATGGAAAATATGGGAATGGAATATCTGATTTTACATATGCTGGAAGAATTTTAGATAATAATAGCAGTCCAATTGTAGAATCAATCTCAAATTTTACCACTGACGTTGCATCAAACAGTGGACAAGAAATCGAATCAATTGATTCAATTAAAAAATATGCTCCAAAAATCTATGCCTCGCAAAATCGAGCTGTAACAGCATCCGATTACGAAGCTATCATTCCAAAAATTTTTCCAGAAACAGAATCAATTTCAGTTTATGGTGGGGAAACATTAAATCCACCAAAATATGGAAAAGTGTTTATTTCAATTAAACCTTACAATGGAGATTTTGTTTCTGATATTATGAAAAACACAATTAAGACTGAATTGAGAAAATATACTGTCGCAGGTATTCGTGCAGAAATTATTGATCTTAAATATCTTTATGTTGAATATAATTCTGTTGCGTATTACAATCCAAATTTAGCTCCAGGCGCAGGAACTATTCAATCTATAATTCAAAAAAATATTTCATCGTATTCAGACTCAATTGAATTGAACAAGTATGGTGCTAGATTTAAATATAGTAAGTTCCAAAAAATTATTGATGATAGTCACGCAGCAATTACATCAAATATTACAAAAATAACAATGAGGCGTAACATACAAGTAAAAGTTAATAATTTGGCAGATTATGAACTTTGTTTTGGTAACAGTTTTCATTTAAAAAATACAAAGAGTGGTTATAATATTAAATCATCAGGATTCAATGTTGACGGTATTGTTGAAACTGTTTATATTAGCGATTTACCAAATGCAGATCAAAAAACAGGATCCTTATTTTTATTTAAATTGAATTCTCCAACTGAACCAATAATTGTTAGAAATAATATTGGTACAGTAAATTACGAACGAGGGGAAATTAATTTATATCCGATTAAAATTACAAATACAGGAAAAACAAAGGATGGAGTCAAAATAATTGAAGTTTCTACATCTCCAAATTCAAATGATGTTATTGGAAAAGAAGATCTTTATTTGCAACTAGATATTAATAACAGTGTATTAAATATGATAACAGATGACATTTCATCTGGAGCAAATATTTCTGGATCAACATACACGGTGACTTCAAGTTACACAAACGGGAATTTAATCAGATTGTAATATGTCAGAAGTAAGAGTAAAGACAAGTTTAATTGTTGAAAATCAAGTTCCTTCTTATGTCCGAGAAGAATTTCCTCTTCTTGTTGAATTTTTATCGCAATATTATAAATCTTTAGATTTTCAAAGTGGACCATCCGATATACTGCAAAATATTGACCAATATGTAAAGTTAGATAGTCTTACGCATTTAACAGACTCAACTTCTCTTACTGCTTTTGTTGAGATCTATGATACAAGCATTCAAGTAGAATCAACAACTGGATTTCCAGACTTTTATGGATTGCTTTTGATTGATAATGAGATTATCACATATGAATCAAAAACTTCTACATCATTTGTCAATTGCAAAAGAGGATTTGTAGGAACAACTGCATATCAAGATTCCTCTGGAACCGATGAACTCGTATTCAAAGACACTGATGTTGCGGAACATTTGAATGGTTCTACAGTAACCAATTTGTCTGTTCTTTTCCTTAAGGAATTTTTAGTCAAAGTCAAAAAACAAATTTCTCCAGGATTTGACTCTAGACCTTTGTATTCTTCCCTTAATGAGTCTTTATTCATTAAGCAAGTAAAAGATTTTTATTCTTCTAAAGGAACTGATAATTCTTTTAAAATTTTATTTTATGCATTATATGGCGATACTGAAGCATCTATCATTAAACCAAGTGATTATTTAATCCAACCTTCAGATGCACAATATTATGTGACTAATGATTTGGTTGTTGAACCAATTGTTGGCAATCCAAACGATCTTTTGGGATCGACATTATATCAAGATGAAGGATTTTTTCCAGCAGCAAAAGGAACAATTTCAAAAGTAGAAAGAATACTTAGAGGGCAAAAAGAATATTATGTAATTAGTCTTGATCAAGATCAAGATGGAGATTTTGAACAATATGGTAAATTTTCAATTCATCCAAAAACAAGAGTAGTAACTACTGCAGGAATTGGAGTTACTACTCTTGACGTAGACTCTACTGTAGGATTTCCACAATCTGGAACTCTTGCTATTAATCAAGGAACTGACACAAATATTTTAGTTAACTATGAAGATAAAACAATTAATCAATTTTTGGGATGTTCAAATATAACTTCAGAAATAGCATCTGAAAAAGAAGTTGTATTAGATTCTTATGCATACGGCTTTGTTGGAATTTCTACAAATAATATTGTAAAAGTTAGGGTAACTGGCGTATTATCTGATTTGAAAATTTTGGATAAAACTTATTATTATGAAAAGGGTGAAGAAATTCAAATAGAAAGTCTTGGGTCTAATTTAAATACCATAAAAGCAAATAATTGGTTTTTTAATGTATCAGTAAGATATGACGTAAAATCAATACAATTATTAGAC